TTTTCTAGGTAGTGATTCAAAATTTGGTTGAATATTAATTGGTTGTTCTTTATTGGGAAGCAATTGAAAATTTTGTTGTAATATCGGATTAGCTTCTCTTTCTGGAAGATTTAACTCTACATTCTCACCACCCAAAAATCCGCCATCAATAACTGTCCAATTATCATATGCTAAAGTAACTGTGCATCGTAATATTTGATTTTCTGAGCTATTAGACAGCTCCATGCTATTAAGAGTTACTGGATATGCATCGTAAAGAATATATGTTTTTGTTAGTTTATTATTTACTGTAAGATGCTGTATTAAAACTTGTTTTATATATCCTGAATTTTGTGAATTTTCACTTTTAAGCTTTACAGTAAACGGTCCGTTACGAGCAGAATCAATATTGCTAATTATTTTTGATTGCCAATCATTTAAAAAATTCCATGCAAACCAATCATTTGTCAATATAAAAGACATTGTAACATCGTCATTTGCAAATGCATATGGTCTTTTGTATGTCTTCATAGTTGTTGCATAATCAGATGTAAGTATTTGTCGACCAGGCAGAGTCACTGAATCGCAAAGAAAACTTATTTTATTTCCGCCTTCACCACCATCAAAAATGACGCGATACCTATTGGCCCGAGCACCTCCTCTCGATTTATTAAATATTGAGAGCAGATCATCTACTGTACTCATGATCGGTATATCCTTTTAGATTCGTTCCAAACTTTTGTTTTTGTTGAACCTTTAAATTGTTCTGTCGGTAGGAATATTGCAATATCCCATTCTGATGCTGGAACTAATGCTACTTTTGATTTTAAATGTTTTGTCAAATAATGTTTGAAGCATGGTTTAAATTCTCTGTATTCTGTAGCCGAAGATAAAATATCGTAATTAATTTTTAATCTTGTATTTTCATTGTATCGTTTATTTGTAGCAACATCCATCAGCTTATCTAACAATGCCGCACGAGTCATAGGATGAATATAATGAAGATTAAGACCATAAAATCCACCTTGGGCCGGACCAACCATTAGCGTCAACGGAAACCGATCATAGTATGGCAATTGATCTTTACCTTTAGGATCATAAAAATACATGTACATGCGACCAACAAGTGGGCGAGTACGTTCCTCAAGTAAAGGATCACGCAGCAATTGTCGACGATTAAGAGAACGAAGATCACGAGCTTTGTTCATGAACCATTGACGAGATTCCTCTGTCCGACGGCCTATACCTTTGCTTGCAACTTCGTCTTGTATTTTTTTAAATAATGATTCTGTAGCCATACCTATATTTATATGAGTTTACTTAAGGATTTTAATACCTAAAGACTTTAATGTATCTTCAGTCCATATTGCAAATTTAAGACCATGCTTCATCGCAAACTCTTCGGCTGCTTCCCATTTTGATTGATTTTTAATGTATGTCAGTGATTCAGTTATGTACTTTTTTGTACGTCGGCCAGGATTTTTTGGTGGTGTTGTTTCTTTCTTTGGTTTAATTTCAATGATGTATTTTTCGCCAGCTGCGTTTTCAAACCAAAGATCTATATAGTACCGATGTATTTTATTATCTGTTGCACAACGATACGGTATGACAATTTCTTCACTCGACCAGGCTATAATTGAATCATTTTCATCGAGCCAACGGAAAGCATTACGTTCCCATAGAGAACGATACACAATGTTTTTTGGGTCGCCCTTATACTTATCCTTATTTTTTGGTGTAAATCTACCACGGTATGCCATATAAATAATCTCATAAAATTTTACTTTACGGAGTATTTATGGCGAATCTTAGATTCCCTTCTGATGCGGATACTGACGGTAAACCATTTATGACGTTTACTGCACACAGGGCTTCATATAATAGAAGTGCAAATAATATCCAAGCCGTTAAAACTGGTGAGGCAGTTACATTGTATCTTCCCCCAAATTATAATATTTCAGATTCCTTTAATTATCAAACGGAAGCCACTGGTTTAGTTGGTGCTGCTACTGAAGCAATTAGATCAGGACGCGGATCAGACATCGGGATTGAAGATGTATCACAAATTGCTAAAGCTGGTTTGACCAATAAACAATCTGCAGCAGTTTTAGCTGGTTTGGCTGGTGGTGCAATTGGTGCTATAGGAGGTAAAGCATTTGGCGCATTACTTGCTGGTGGGTCAGCAGGTGCAGCTGTTGGTAATGTTGCAGCGGAAATTTCTACAGAAAAGCAAGTGGCTTTAAATCCAAGAGAATTTATGTTATTTAAGTCTCCAAATATTAGAACCTTCTCGTTTACCTTTAACCTAATTCCATCAAATGAAAAAGAAGCAAATGATATACCGAAAATAATAAAGTTTTTTAGAAAAGCTTCTTACCCAGAACTTCATACTGTCAATGCGGTGTACAATTTCCCTGAGGCATTTACAATTAATATTGGAAATTCAAATGAAATGATTAAAATACCAGAAGTATTTTGTGAAGGTGTAAATGTTACCTACAATCCAACCTCTATGTCATATCTTGAAATAAATAACATGCCAGTTGAAGTTAATATCGGTTTGTCATTTAAAGAATTGGTGCCTATTCATAAAGATTTTGTTGAACAAGGATATTAAATATGGCCTACTTTAGTAAGTTTAGAAAGGGTTCATTTCGTGTTGGCGACAAGGTTATTGAAACTGTTAATATTTCCCATTATACACAAATTTTTGAAAAAATAGCAGATGATATATCATATTATTCTTATTATACAGTTGTAAACGGTGATAGACTTGACACAATTTCTCAAAAATTATACGGTACACCAGATTACTATTGGACAATAATATTACTTAATAACAATATTGTTAATACATATGAAAATTTACCAAAAGAATATAATAATGAACTAATTGAATATCTTAAAAATAAGTATCCAGGATATGCATTAAGAATACAAGTTGGGGAAGAATTATCTGGCAAGTTTAACGTATTAGAAAAAGTTTTTTTTAATAATTATAATGGAACTGTAACAGGTATATTTCCTTCTCTGGGTTATTTGACAATTGAATTATCGCCTTCATCTGAGTCTTTTCCATCCAATCAAGAATTTACACTTACTAGTGAAACGAGTGGTAATTCAATACAAATTGCAAACAGTGTTCCTTATTATTTAGCACCTCATCATTATGAAACTGATGACTTTCAACGAGTGCTTTGGACAAACACGTTAGGAGCACCAGTTTCAATACTTGAATACGAAAGTGATCTTAATGATTTAAGATCACAACTTAAAATAATTAGACCACAATTAATAGCTAACGTTGTAAATGAATTTGAAAGACAAATGAGAAGATGACATGGCAGATAATTTAGATCCAAATGTTATAAAAAAAGTACCAAAGCAATTACAAAATTTTGCAGTTGCAATTGAAAGATATAATAAATCTGTAGTTGATATAACAGCAAACATTACTGAAATTTCACTATATGAATCAATTTTTACCCCATTCATATACGGTGAAATTATTTTAATTGACAATTCTGCAATGCTTTCAATTTTTCCATTTATTGGACAAGAAAAAGTATTGATTACATGGACACGCGAAGATAAAAAAATCATTAAGATTTTTCGGGTTACTGATATTTTTGATGTTAACCAAATAAATGAATCAACTGGAGGTTATGGATTATCAATTACGTCAGAAAAACAAGTAAGAAATGCTATTTCATTATTTTCCAAATCTTATAAAGGCAAATCATCTGAAATTATTGAAAAAATATATAAGGAATATTTGTTAAGTGATCTTGATGTAAAAGTTGAAGGTTATTTGAATCACAATATTGTGTTTCCATATATAAAGCCTCTTCAAGCAATTAATATGATTCAGAGAGCAACTCCTGCAATTGATAAAACACCTATGTTTATATTTGAAAGCTTATACGATGATAAGCCGATTTTAAATTCAATGAAACAAATGTTAGAACAGGATCCGATTTTAACAATTGATCCTAAAAATACTGTTGCGGATGATCCCTTAGCATCTAGTGTTAACTTAGATAAATATCGTAATCAAGCATATAAAGTTACTATAAATCGAGGATATAATACATTAGATCAATTAGGATCTGGTGCATATGCCTGTCAAACTTTAGCAGTAGATATTAGCGGTAGAAGTTATACTGTTACTGATTTTGATTTTACTCAACACGCTCCCACAGTAGGCGGAAAAGATTGGATTTCTACTTTTTTTACTTTTGATGATGTTATTAATACAGATAATCCTAATGATGTATTAGTTAATGGAATAAGATCAACGGCTGCACCAGTTCAATATAAAAATGAAAATGCTTATGAAGATTATCCAAACTTAAATACAATAGATGAAAACTTAGCTGCTGCTATGAATTCATATATGAAACGCCTTAGATCAATATCAGTAAACGTACATATGAACTCGGTGCCTGAGTTAGGTGTAGGAAAAACTGTTGATTTAAAATGGTATCGCTTTTCTCCTAAATTAAATAATGAAAATCCAGAAGATAAAGTAAATTCCGGTAAATACTTAATTAGTGCATTAAGACATTATTTAAAAAATGGTGAATATACAATGTCAATGGAATTACTAAGAGACGGTATGGGCGATGAGGCTGACTTGTATGTAAACAAAAATCCGCCAAACTTCGGTAATCCGCTTCGTACACAAGAATCATTACTTACTGAATACGAGCCAAGACCAATAGGTTCTTTTTTTGGAAATATATTTGGAGATTGATTGAAAATGAATGATAATAAGTTTTATCTTGGTGTAATTGAAGATCGGCATGATCCTAAAGCAATGGGACGGGTAAGGGTAAGAGTATTTGGTTTACATTCAAGCGATCGAATTAATGAAGTACCAATTGATTCGCTTCCTTGGTCAATGGTTATGCAACCAGCTAATGCTTCAACTACTGCAGGTGGAATATCCCAGTTAGTTGAAGGCACCTGGGTTTTAGTTATGTATTTTGATAATAATCTTCAAGATCCTTTGGTTGTTGGTGCTTTGCCTTCTACAGTAGGATCACAGGAACCTGATTATTCAAAAGGGTTTTCAGATCCCTTTGGCGTATATCCAAAATGGTCAGATGGAACAGCAGATACAACATTGGCTGGTAAACCTGATACGTATACAGAACACCCAACTTATACTGAAAGAGCAAGAACACAAATTCAATCAATACCAAAAGCAAAGCGATATAAAGTATCTACAGTGCAAGGAGATGATCCAGACGAGGCATATGAAAGGGTTGGTTGGGGAGAACTTAATTTACGCGGTGGACAGTCTTCTCAATATCCGTATAATAATGTTCATGAATACGAAGGAGGTATGATAGAAGAATTTGATTCAACTCCTGGCAATCAACGAGTTACTCGTATGCATCCATCTGGTTCATATGATGAGGTGCTTGTTGATGGAACAAAGACAGTTAAAATTGTTGGCACTGGTTATGAAATAGTTCTTAAAGATAAAAAAATGTATATTAAAGGTGATCTTGATATGACCGTTGATGGCAACATGAGTCATTTCGTCAAAGGTGATTATACACTTGAAGTAGGTGGAAATTATTATCAAACAGTCGGCGTGTCAAAACAAACTAAAGTTGTTGGAAATGACGTAAAAGAAGTTGGACAAGATGTATCAACTAATATTGGTGCAAGCTATTACACTAGATGCGGGGCAGATCATTCACTAGCAGTAGGTACTGAAAAGATTGAAGTTGTTGGTACAAATTCTTATAGACAAATTGGTGGAAGATATACTTCTTCTGTTGCTGGAGATGAAGCTCGAACAATTAATGGGAGTTATTCAAAAACAGTTACCGTTAATTCGATGGAAATTACAAATGGGTTTCATAATATTGAAACATTTGGTCCAATAAAACTTGATTCAGAATCTTTAGTTAATTTAAATAGTACTCCTGGTGTGGTATCTTTAACTGCAAATGGAATTTCAAGTAATTCAACAACTAGCACAACAATGATTGCTGGTACTAGCATTTCTCAATATGCCACGACAAGTATTAGCGGTAAAGCTCTTGGCAAAATTTCTTTTGATGCTGCGTTAACCGCTTCATTTAATTCTGCGGTTGATGTGTCAATCAACTCTTTAGGCAAAGCATCAGTTGAAGCAGTTGGATTAGTTGATGTTCTTGGATCATTTGTTACTGTCAAAGGCCCAGCTGGTATTGCTTTGAATCCGCCAGCTCCGTAATAATTTGATAAAGGAATCGTATGTCATTAGCATCTATTGATATTATAGATCTTGCTGGAATTACTTCACAAGTTCAAGAAATAACTGATGCTGCCACTGCTGCAGTTGATGCAGCCGTTGCAACATATGGAATTGCCGCTCCTATTACTGCAGATCAAATACAGCAAGCAATTGCTTTGGGTGAACTTGCATCAAGTGTAGGTGAAGTTGTTACCGATCTTGCTTGTGGTGAAGAAGGTATTTTTACAGAAATAAAAAGAATTCAGATTTTTG